GGCCGTGAGCGAAAAGCAGCTTGACGGATACCGCGAAGAAATGAAGCGTGGCACACTGGAAGCTCCGGTACCGATGCCCGAAACGGATATTCCGGAAGAGCCTGTACTGGCAGATGAACCGCTGACCTTCGCCTCATCAGGAGACTGGACAAAGAAAGTATCGAACCTGACGTTTGATGAACTGGACAGCTTGGGAAAATTCTAACGATTTGATTAAACAATACTTAAATACCTATTAAGACAATGAAATTTACTACAGAAATGAAAGAACAGGTGCGTACCGCACTGATTGCCTATTGTGAAAATTATCCTACCCGTAACCGTGCGGCAGAAAGTCTGCAAAATGTCAGCTCTGCCACCGTCAGCCAGTTGTGCAACGGAAAATATGACTTGATCAGTGATGACATGTTTACCCGCATTGCGGTGCAGATAGGCTTTGCCTTCGATTCGTGGACGCTGCACGAGGGAAAGACCTTCAAGGAAATCACTTTTGCGCTGAGTGACGCACAGGCATACAAGAACGTGACATGGGTGGTTGGCGATGCCGGATGCGGAAAGACTACCGCAGCTATTGAATACCGCCGCACGCACCGCAACGTGTTCTACATCTTATGTTCTGAAGACATGCGCCGTTCAGATTTCGTACGTGAGATAGCCAAGCAGGTAGGAGCGCCGACGGACTCCAGCAATCTGCGTGACATGCTAGAAAATGCCATCAGCATGATTGCCTTCCTGAGCAACCCGCTGCTTGTCTTCGATGAAGGCGACAAGCTGACCGACAGTGTATTCAATTACTTCATCAGCATATACAACCGTCTGGAAGGTCACTCCGGCATCATATTTCTCAGCACCGACTACATCAAGCGCCGCATGGAAGCCGGACTTCGCTACAACAAGAAAGGTTACAAGGAAATAAACAGCCGTATCGGACGCCGTTTCTTCGATGTATCTCCCACGGAACAGAATGACATATACGCCATCTGTCAGGCTAACAATCTGACCGACCGTGCCGATATCGAAGAGGTGCTGAAGGATGCCAGACGAAGCGACAACGACCTTCGCCGTGTGAAGCGATGCATCCACCGTCAGAAACGTATTATCGAAGCCCGCATAAAGAAAGGAGGAAGCAATGAATAAAGAAGACACTACCCCACCCCCACAGAAAAAGAAGTTTACTTTCGATCGCAACGCAAAAGGTGTCCGTGAGCTTCTATCCATGAAATTCGATGTAATGCAGTTTGATGGTCCCTGGTATGAAGCATTTGGCACTCCGGAACGCCGTGGAGTCTGGATCATCTGGGGAAACTCCGGAAGCGGAAAGACCAGTTTTGCCCTTCAGCTTTGCAAGTATTTGTGCCGTTTTGGTCGGGTAGCTTACGACTCCATGGAGGAAGGTGCCTGTCGCACCATGCAGGATGCCATACGGCGTACAGGCATGATGGAAGTAAACAAGAGGTTTCTGCTGATTGACAATGAGAATATGGAAGAACTCAGCATCCGTCTTCGGCGACAGAAAAGCCCCGACATCGTGGTAATCGACTCTTTCCAGTACACCCGCATGACGTACCGCCAGTATATCGACTTCAAGGAGCAGCACAAACGGAAGCTGCTTATCTTCATCAGCCACGCAGAAGGACAACTTCCCAATGGACGCGCTGCCAAAGGAGTGATGTACGATGCCTCGCTGAAAATCTACGTGGAAGGTTTCAGAGCCTTTTCAAAGGGTCGGTTTATCGGACCCGTCGGACATTACGACATCGTGCCGGAGAAAGCCCGGCAATATCACGGAGAAGAATAATCATAAAACACACAGTCATGAAAACAATAATGAAAGAACGCTTCATAACCCCGCAGCAGATCAAGGCACTGCAAGCCCAGTTTCACAAGATGGGTTTTACCGATGAAGACCGCCACGGATTTATCAGCCAGTTCACAGCTGGTCGTACAGACAGTACTTCAGGGCTGACCAAAGAAGAAGCCGGACTGCTACTGAGCCGCTTCAACAAGGAATCAGCCGACCGCATACGTAAGGAAGCGCGTGCCTTGGTAAAGCAGATATTTTCATTGTCGTTCCGCATTTCCTGCCTGAACCGGAACTACACGAACGACACACCGGAGGATTTTGAAATGAACAAAGCTAAAATCAACCAGTTCTGCCGCACACGCAGCAAGTTCCGCAAGAACCTGACGGAAATGTCGCTGGCAGAACTGAAGGAAGTGAAACGACAGTTTGAGGCAATGGCAAGAAAGGAGGAGAAATGAGAAAACAATCAGAAATAAATCGGGCAATAGAGCACTTGAAGGCTTATACAGACGCAGCGAGCCGAATACAGGTGGAAGTCCTGGAAATGAAGCGCAGCGAAACATGGGTATTCAATCAGTATGTGCGCGACGTTCCTGAAGACGAGCGAAACGAAACCCTATTCTATGCCGCACGCGATGCAGCCCAGTTCCTCGCCGGAAAGATTGGTATCAGTTCCATCTGTCCGGATCTGGAGGACGAACCGGAAGAGGAAGAAGAAACTATTACATTGAGCCTCTCGGAATACAAGAAGCTTCTGCGCCGATTGGATCGTGTAGAAAGAAGATTAGGACTCAGGGTGGGTTCTTTAGAGAAAGTACCTAGAAAGGATATTTCAGAAGCACCGGACGATTTGATAGGTCAGGCTGACGCATGCAGATTAATAGGATGTGGAAAAACAACTATAAAAAGATGGGCTAACAAAGGGCTGATAACAGGATATCAGAAAGGACGTAGCGTGTATTACAGCAGACGCGAGCTGATTGGTAGCCCGGTAGTGAAAGATTACAAGGACAGTAAATCAAACAAGGAATAATCATGGAACATACAATCGAACAAATCCAGAATGACATTATGAACCGCATGCAGCAGTTTGATTTCACCGACCAGGTACTCATCCTGCGGGAACTGGAAAATTTCTGCGGACAGCAGGCAGACGAAGCTCTGAAGATGGAATACGACATGGCGGCAATGGAAGATATGAGGAATGAAGAAGGATAGAAAGAAATATCTCATTTGGAGAATTGTATGCATAAGGCCTGACGGAAGTAAAAAAACACAGTGTGTATGCTGTCGAACCAATAATGTTGAAACAATAAGGAAGATTGCTTTAAAGATCAATCCCGATTCAAAAGTACGACTATACTATACAGAATTTAAATAACTATTAAAACTTAATTAAGTATGGCAACAAAAAGAACCAAGAAAACAGTAATCAGCGGAGTAAGCCGCGAACAGTACGAACAGGCATTCGCCGATTTTGCGATGGCCGATGCAAAGGCCCAGTCACTCACTGCAAAGATGGATCAGGAAATGACGAAAATCCGTGAAAAGTATGCCGACCAGCTTGCCGAACTTAACGATACGAAGGATAAGGCTTTCGAAGTGATGCAGACCTTTGCGGTAGAAAACAAGGATGTGCTTTTTGCGAAGAAGAAATCACTGGAATCAGCACACGGTATCATCGGTTTCCGCACCGGCAACCCGAAGCTGAAGAACATGAAAGGCTTCACCTGGGCAGCTGTGACAAACCTCTGCAAAGAGTTCCTTCCACAGTATATCCGCACAACCGAGGAACTGGCTAAAGACAAGCTGCTTGCCGACCGTGACATTCCTGAAATTGCGGAACAGTTCGCAAACATCGGCGTACAGGTGGTGCAGGATGAATCTTTCTACGTAGAACCAAAAAAGGAAAGCGATGCGGTCCAGACGGCCTAAATACACGTATGAACGCCGTGGTCCTCTTTGGATCGTATATCGGAATGAATATACTGATACAATTTGCACAGGCACTCCCGTAGCGGAGTGCCGATCCAAAGAGAAAGCACGGGATATGGTTTATGAACTTAACGGATGGAAACATGAAAAGAAAGTCTAAATACAAATGGTACGCAATATGGACCGTATACTGTATACTGGTGACTCATCTTGGTATTATGATTATGATATCTCACTATATAAGGCTTCCGTTTGAATTATTATTAGAATGGATAGGTAATGTAAAATGGTGGCTTGTAAAAAGATATAAACCGGAATAGCTATGGCAGAACTCACTTTTAAAACAAACATCCGGCGTGACAAGTGGCCGCGCTGGATGAAGAAGCTGCACGAGTACATGACCCGTGTAACTCAGAACCGGGAACTGGAGCCTACCCGTGATGAATATCTTCGTCTGAAAATGATAATGGAGGGTTGTCTTGGAGAATTAAAAAATGAGGAAGACGCACGCCGGGCTTCCATTCATGTATTTCTCGGAGAAGATGACGACCGGTTATCTCTCATAGTAATGCGAAGCAATCTGGTAATAACATCTTATTACATCGAATAATGAATAAACGTACACAAATCATTCTTTTCACAGCCTTTTCTCTTATCATCGGTCCGCTGATTATTTTGGGATTCATTCTGAAACTTGCGGGAAAGATGCTCGATATACTTGGCTGGCTCTGCTGGATGGAACCACGCATGGCGCGGAAAGGATGGAATGAATTAATCAGAAAAATAAAAGAATCATGGAGCACAAATTAGGAGAAACCTTCATCTGGCACGGACAAACGCTCGCGGTCGCCGAGGTGAAAGATCAGGAAGAACCTTGCAGCGGATGCTGGTTTTTTGAGTACGCCATCCCCTGCTACGGTAACGAGCTTAACTGTACGGACGATTCGAGAAGAGACCATACTAACGTAATATTTAAACAATCAACAAAAACAGAAGAATTATGATGCACAACTGGTTTACATGCAAAATCCGTTATGAGAAAACGATGGGAAACGGAATGCAGAAGAAAGTAACAGAACCCTATCTGGTAGACGCTCTCAGCTTCACCGAAGCCGAAAGCCGTATTATCGAAGAAATGACACCGTTTATCAGCGGCGAGTTCGAAGTGGCTGGAGTTGCAAAAGCTAATTACAATGAACTGTTCTCAAGTGAAGAGGAGTCTGCCTGTATCTGGTATAAGTGCAAACTCTGGTTTATTACACTGGATGAAAAGACCGGAGCAGAAAAGCGTACTGCCAGCAACGTACTTGTACAAGCTTCCGACCTTCGCGACGCCATCAAGAAGCTGGACGAAGGAATGAAAGACACTTTGGCCGACTACGTGATAGCCTCCGTACAGGAAACCTCCATTATGGACGTGTATCCTTACAAAGCGGAACCCGATGTGAAACCCGAATTTGAAAATGCAGACAGAAGATGAAAACAGAAAAGACCTATATCCATCGCCGCGTATGCCTCTGCCGCCAGTGCGGAGGAACCGGCACAGTGACCGTGTATGCAGAAAAAGATTTGCAGCATCAGTACCCCGAACAGAAAGTATGTCCGCAATGCCAGGGAAGCGGACGCATCTGGCTCAGCGGAACAGTAATCAAACAGATTGAACCCTATGCAGAACCAGAACCTTAATCTGTTCAAGCCTCGCAGGGTGGCAGCGAAAGTCCATTACAGCGCAATCAATCAGTTCATGTTCGTTTGGATCAAGCACAGCCGCCCATGCGACTTGTCAGTCAAGCGTTCGAAGCAGAACCCGGAATACCTGGGCATCTGCTTCGATGTGGAAAACAACGACACAATCGATATGATGCGTGAGCTGGAGCGTGATTTGAAAATTGAAATTATAGACCTTTAATAACCACTATCCCGGTGCGGCCTGACCACCTATCCGGGAACAAATTTCGGGATATTCCGAAAAAAATCGGGCAAGCGTGCTTGGATAATAAAAAAGAATTTGCATATTTGCGGTGCTCTAAGATTTTTGAATAACAACAAGGACAGCGACTTCTGTCCGATTGCACTGCATCCGGGCATTTTTTATGCCTGTATGCAAACCGTCTATAAGATGGCGGCATCTAACCCCGCGCATACGTTGTAATGGCGTAGGCAAGTCCTTGTTGTATGGTCTTAGAGCGGCGGGTAGTGGATGCCGTTCTTTTTTATCATCCACACAAATGCTCATTAAAAATACAACATTATGTGTAACAAGAAAAATGAAGCCCCGATGACCGGGCAGGTTGAAGTGTTCAACTTCAGCCAAGAGAAAGCACCAATTCGTGTGCAGTTAATCAACAGTGAACCGTGGTTTGTGGCAAAAGATGTGTGTGAAGTGCTTGGCATAGCGAATCACAAAGATGCTGCGTCACGTCTTGATGAAGATGAACGGCGTGGGGTCGGCATTACCGACCCCATCGGAAGACCACAAACAGTCACAGCAGTTTCCGAGAGTGGTTTGTACTCTTTGGTATTCCAGAGCCGCAAGGCAGAGGCGAAGAAGTTCCGCAAATGGGTAACGAGTGAGGTGTTGCCGTCCATCCGCAAGAAAGGATATTACGGTATATACAAGCCGAAAACAGATTTCATCGACGCGCGAGATATTCCCTACGAAACACGTATGTTCAATAACAGTCCAGTACGTTGCGTAACCATAGATAATGAAACGTGGTACAGCATGAACGACCTGCATGCGGCAATGGGAAGCCGTACCGAAAGTACACAAGCTGCCAAGAAGCTTAACGCCAAACAAACATTAGCAAAGAAAATCCTTCTTTTTGGGGCAAACAATCCCGGATGGTTTGTAATGACACGCGGAGCAATGCTTCTGCTTAGTGCAAGCCGTAAAATGAACAACGTGAAACAGATGGAACTTGAATTCAAGGAGGACTGACCTATGGCAACAAAATTCAATTATGAACAATGGGAAAAGTATCTGAAGATAGCAGATTTTGAAGAAACCGTAGATTCGCTGGATAATATCCTTTTTACCGCAGTCATGAGATTGCTTGACACGGATGGTGGATGTCCGGTGGAACAAGACCAGACCGATGTGTCGAACGTGCGTTTCCTGCTGGAAAGCCTTCGTAAGTGTATCAGACAATAATACAATCGAGTAGGAGGAAAACGAAGTAGTTTTCTTCCTACTTTCGTTTTCCGACCTCTCACACCACCATACGTGCCGTTCGGCATACGGCGGTTCTTTACTATGGATGCCTTTCGTATTCTTCGAAAGACACTTCCACGACATCT